TTGCTTATTAGCAGGTGTAGCAATTTTATTAAAAAGATTTTAAACAGGTTCTTAGAATTCTTTGATGCACAAGGAAAGATTAAACCATTACCACAAATCGTGGGTGAATTAGAGCAGAAAACAGCAGGGATGACAAACCAACAGAAAACCGCAACATTAGCCACTTTATTTGGCGCGGAAGCATTTAAAAACTGGGCTGCATTAATGAAAGTCGGTGGGGAAGAACTCGGAAAAATAACAGATGGATTGGTTCATGCTGATGGCGCGGCTAAGAAAATGGCAGACACGATGTCAAATAACTTATCTGGTAAATGGGATGAATTTAAATCGAAATTAGAAGGTTTAGGGATTACTATATTCACGATTATCGCTCCTGCGCTATACGCCATTCTTCAAGGGGCTATCAACGCTGTAAAAGGGGTAGATATGTTTATTCAATCTATCATTCCGTTGGATTCTTATACCGCGGGGGTAAAGAAGATAGCGGAGGCCTTGGGAGCGATGTGGCAAGCGGCCACAGGGGATCGAAACGAAATGGTAAAGGGATATGATATTCTCACCAAATTGGGATTTTCGGCGCAGTCAATCCAAATGATTCAAAACATTACGGAAGGGGTCAGGTTTGGGGTGGAAACCATGAAAGGCCTGATTGCCGGTGATTGGGGCGCCGCTTCAAATCTTTTAGATAAGTTAGGGTTTTCTCCAGAGAAAAAGGCGGACATTCAAATGTTCGTCCAAGATGTTCAGATGCACATTAGTAACTTCATAGAACATGTACAATCTCTCATATCAGCTGCTGCCCCAGTGGTTATGGGGATTATTGATGCGACTTGGGACTTTATTAAGGGTGTATTCCAGGCTATCGCACCGTACGTAATGCCTCTGCTGACGGATGTCATGTCGTTCGTAAATGGAATTATAGAAAAGATTGCTGCATTCTGGAAAGAAAACGGCAAACAAATCATGGAAGCTGTTCGCAATACGTTCGATTTTATAAAAAATGTCATTAGCTTTGTGATGCCAATTGTTTTCATCATTATCAAGGATATATGGGAGAACATCAAAGGAGTGATCAATGGCGCTCTGGATATCATTATGGGACTGATCAAGGTATTCGCCTCCTTATTAACGGGTGATTGGAAAGGTGTTTGGGAAGGAATTAAGCAGATCCTCTCAGGTGCCTGGGAATTCATTTGGAATTTCATTCAATTATGGGGTGTAGGAAAGGTACTTGGCATTGTCGCAAAAATTGGAAGTAAGATGAAGGGGCTTTTTAAAGAAGCATGGAAAGCTGTTGAAAAAGTCTTTTCAGATATGTTTACAGGCATATTCAAGAGTGCCGAAAAGATATTTAAGGTCATCAAAGATACATTCAAAAAAGTGAAGGATGCTATCGCGAATCCATTTAAAGACGCTTGGAACGGTGTGAAGGACTGGATTGATAAGATCAAAAACGGCGTGAGAAATATGTTTAGTGGCGTGAAGATTCCGACACCTCAGATTACAACAAGCGGCTCTTTGAACCCTCTGAATTGGATGTCAGAAGGACTTCCGAAATTCAACATCAAATGGGCGGCGAAAGGTGCACTCGTGAAACCAGGTATGCCAACAGTGATTGGCGTCGGGGATGCAAAAGGCTACGATGAAGCGGTTTTACCACTGCGAGACAGTACACTCGGACGAATTGGGCAAGAAATCGCACAAACAATGCAAGGTGGATCAGGTAAAACAGAAATAGTAGAGCTTCATATTACCAATGAAACAACCTTAGACGGGAAAGTAGTGGCTAGGAAATTAGCTCCTACAATAAATATTGAACTAGAAGGGTTAAAAAGAAGAAAAAAATAGAGGTGATTCAATGCCGCAATGTAATCGAATTGATTTGGAACATTTACCGTGCTTTTGGTTCGATGGGATGAAAAGCACGGACTTTGGATTAGTGTTAACAAGCCCGGAGATTTACTCCTCGTTTGAAAAAGATGTAAAGAAAGTCAGTGTATTAGGGAGAGATGGAGATTTCATACTGGATAAAAGACGATCATTAAATGATGTCATCCTTGTCGAATGCACGTTAATCGCTTCGAATGATGTTTACGAAGAGGTAAATAGAGTAAAAGCATGGCTTCAAAGTACAGTAGCATATAAACATCTAATCTTTTCATACGAACCAGCATATATGTATCAAGCTTGTGTTCTTTCGAAAATTGAAATAACAGGCGTAATAGATCATATTGTGGATTTAAAAATACATTTTGAAGTAAAACCATTCAAATATGTAACAGCTGGATTCAACCAAGAAGAGTATACAAACGAATTTTCCTTATTTAACCCCGAATTAAAAGAGGCATTTCCGTATTTGAAAATGACTGCAAGTGGAGATTTCACACTCCATGTTAACCACAACAATTTCGTATTCAAAAATGTGGATGGATTTATTGAGATTGATTCCGAAATGATGAACGCATTTAAAACAGTGGATGGACGTATCGAAAATCGAAATAATCGAATGTACACAAAAACGTTCCCTGTATTTACACACGGATTAAATAACATTTCATGGACAGGTAATGTGTCAAAGATAGAAGTTATCCCGCGTTGGAGGAGGTTATAATGTATCCAATTTTATACCCAGCAAATGAAACAGAGTTTCAAAACAACGGTCTCGGTGTGCTTTCTGATGTAATAGATATCAACGTAATAGAAGAATTGAATGGACAATTCGAGTTAGAAATGACCGTCCCTATTCAGACTTGTAACCGACTTAAAATTGAAAAACGTATGTTTATTTTCGTAGGGGCTAATGAAACAGATCAAGGGCAACCCTTTAGAATCTATGAATATGACAAAGAAGACGATGACACCATGTTCATCCGTGCAAAGCATATTACATTCGATACAGAAAAGCAGTTCCTCGAATCGTATAAAAGGGATAGCGTAAAAGCCATTGAAGCATTACACGAAGTATTAACACGTTCGGAACCGCAAAAAGCATGGCTGGCTTGGTCTGACATTGATACAGAAACAAAGGTGAATATAGAAAGACAGCAAACATCAGACTGTATACAGGGTGTTCGTGGTTCAATACTTGATTCGTTTGGTGGTGAAATAAAGCGTGATGGGTATCGTTTTGAGTTCCATAAAAAGCGAGGTCGTGATAACGGGGTGTTACTTGCATTCCAAAAAAATATGACTGGAATAGAAGTGAATATCGATATAGATTCGATTGTCACCCGTATTTTTCCGTATGCACAGGGTGAGAACGAAGGAGAGATTCTCACTCTTCCAGAGCGTTTTATTGATAGTCCATACATGAAGAATTACGACGAAATCTTTATAAGACCTGTAGAGATACAAGATGTAAAAAACGTAGATCAACTCAGGAACAAAGCAAAAAGGTTCTTCACGAATAACAAGGTCGATATTCCCAAGATGCATGCAAAAATTTCTTTCGTCCCTTTACAAAAAGTTGCGGGCTATGAGAAATACGCTGTTCTGGAACGTGTAGCGTTAGGGGATACGGTGTATTGTTCTCATCCAGACTTTCCAGAAGTAAGTGCAGCAAGGGTAATCAGAACTGAGTATGACCCGATCACAGAAATGTATCACGCGATAGAAATTGGTGATGCGAAAGCTTCCTTGACCGGAGGTCAAAAGGATTTTGAAGAACAGATAAAAGATGAAAGAGAGAGCGATAAAACCGAATGGCGAAAAGTGATTGATCGAGTAACGGATAAGATTACGGGCAATAGTGGTGGTCACGTGGTTCATTATCCAAAACATAATCCATCAGAAACGCTTTATATGGATAAAGATGATATGAATCTAGCGAAACAAGTGCTCCGTATTAATAAAGAAGGTATTGGTTTTTCTAAGACTGGAGTAAATGGCCCGTTTGAAACAGCATGGACAGTTGATGGGGAGTTTGTAGCTGATTTTATTACCGCAGGTACGTTAAGCGGTAATCGTATTCGGGGCGGAGAAATAACAGGTTCCACTTTGAAAACATCTGACTCAGCTAATTTTGTAAATATATCCAAACAATTCATTCGTCTGTATGAGTCTTCAAAGGTACGATCTTTTATTGGATATTATAAAAATAGCAGAAATGAAATACAGCCCACTTTTATTCTAGGTGGCGACTCGGATCATACAGGTGCAAATGGCGCTATTATGTTGTATCAATTCTCCGATACGAGTGTGAAATCCGGTGGAATTGGAATCACAAAAGGAATGGATGGTAATGGGTACTTGAATGCCGCTTCTTTATACTTTTCACAAACAGGGAATGCCATGTTAGATGCGGATAAATCTATTGTGTTGAACGCACAAGGCGATATGCGATTGAAAACCAAAGACCAAGTTCGTTTTTATCAAAATGAGAAATGGATTGCGAGTATAGGTGTTTCGTCTGGAGGAGATACAGACTTGCAGTTCCCGAACGCCATGTTAAGAAATTCTAATTGGGACAATGGGTATATCCAAGTGAAAACAGCGCTCGGTACGTATTATCAAGGCGTCATTGCTTCCGATTTTAAGGTGTCTTCTAAAGCGATATATAAAACGAATATTAGACCGATTACATGTAGCATACTTGACAAGGTAATGGATTGGAAGATTAAACAGTATAACCTGAAAACGGATATACCCACACTCTACGAAAAACGTATGAACAGAAAAGAAGGGGAGCCCATCATTACGACAGAGGCTATTCCTACTCACTATGGTTTGATTATCCCGAAAGAATCGGAAGAAAATGGTGTGGGACTGTACAGTATGCTTTCACAGGTAACAAAAGCATTTCAAGAGTACGTGACAAAAACAGACGCTAGAATCGAAGAATTAGAACCGATACAACTGAAAGGGAATGTAAAACATAGGAACAGAATAAAACGCAAGAGAAAATCGCCTAGATACGTTAAAAAACAACCGAAAGAAAGGAGTGTCATATAGATGCGTAATGAAGTCATCGTTATAGATTTAGCTGATCCTATATGTACCAAAACCATCCGTTCCCGTCAGAATGATAAAAATGGTTTGAAATTAACTGTACATCTAAAAGAGAATGGGAAAATCGTAGTTTTAAACGGATACGCTGTAAAATACGAAGCCATCAATCAAAGAGGTCGTTTTATAAGAGATGATGCGAAGATTGTGGATGCTGGTAAAGGAATATTTGAATATACATTATCATCTGAAGCTGTCTCAATTCCTGCGGAGTGGCTTGCGTATTTTGTGATAGAAAAAAGTAATACAGAACGTACAAGTACGCCAGACATTCGCATTGTATTGAGGCGAGATGTAAAAGAGGGAAATATCAAAATAGAAAATTATATTTCAGAGTTTGATAAGCTCAAGAAGCAGATAGATGCTTTACAGCAAGCGGTTGATAAAATGGACGTTGTAAAGCGATCAGGCGGAATGATGACAGGCTATCTAACAATGAGACCGACACTCGGTTCAAATATCGGAGTTGGATTCAATAGTGAGGATAAAGTGTTGGATATTGGTCTTGTAGGGGTCTCGGATGGTCAATTATATTTAAAAGATTGGAAAAATAATAAAGTATTGTTTGAAAAATCGCCTACTGGGGTATTCCATGTTTTTGCAGATAATCTTCTAAAGAAAGCTGGCGACATCATAAATGGATTACTTGAATGTAAGAGTGATAATGCCATTGTATTAGGAAGTCGTTCTTATAAGACGGTTTTTCACAAAGGGGCGCAAGGAGAGCTGATTTTCGCGCCTTCCACAAAAGAACAAGGAGATACTTGGGATTGGTCCAAAGGGGTAACATTTCGAACAGATGGGACAATTAAACAGGCCACTGATACAGGATGGGTTCAGATGTCAATCAACACAGTGAATGCTTCCAATGTTGAAGGAAGACAAGTTACTAGAGCGAAACGAAATGGCGACCAAGTTTCTGTTATAGGTTCTTTAAAGAATATAAAAGAGGGAGAAGTTGTATTCAATATTCCAACTGCATTGCGACCAGCTCAACAAATAACCGATGTTGTGATTATTGCGGGTCCGCCGTATTCTATCTGTGAATTTAATATAGAAACTGGTGGGAATGTAAGAATATACAACATCACTACTGACAAAATTATTCATTTTTCAATCAATTATTTAGTGTAAAGAGGAGGCGAGCAAGTGGATCGTATGGACATATTTATGAAAGTTTTTATAGCTACCTTCGGTGGCTTTTGCGGATACTTCTTAGGAGGATGGGATGCAGTATTGAAAATATTAGTTACGATGGCGATTGTCGATTACATCACGGGTGTAATCGCAGCAGGATACAATGGAAAGTTAAAAAGCAAAGTGGGGTTTAAAGGAATTGCGAAAAAAGTCGTGTTGTTCCTATTAGTAGGAGTGGCTGCCCAATTAGACGCAGCGATTGGGAGTAACAGTGCAATTCGGGAAGCGACAATCTTTTTCTTCATAGGTAACGAGCTATTATCCATTTTAGAAAACGCTGGAAGGATGGGTATTCCGCTTCCACAACCATTAACAAATGCGGTTGAAATTTTAGGTGGGAAAAGCAAACAGAACGAGGGAGAGAGTAAATAATGGAAATCAGAAAAAATCTAGTAGCGGCAAGTAAATATGGGACAAAGTGTCCGTATACAATGAACCCAGAATTCATCACAGCTCATAATACGTATAATGATGCTTCAGCGGAAAATGAAATCGCGTATATGATTCGTAATAACAATGAAGTTTCCTTCCACATTGCAGTAGACGATAAAGAGGCGATACAAGGCCTTCCGTTGGAACGCAATGCATGGGCGTGCGGAGATGGAAATGGTGCCGGTAACCGGAAATCTATCAGTGTAGAAATCTGTTATTCTCTGAGTGGTGGCGAGCGATATTATAAAGCAGAAGATAACGCGGCAGTAGTTGTTGCTCAGCTCATGAAACAGTACAATATTCCAATTAGTAAAGTGCGTACTCACCGATCGTGGAATGGTAAATACTGCCCACATCGTATGTTAGCGGAAGGGCGTTGGGATAGTTTCATCGAAAGAGTAAAACAGGCATATAACGGTGGTGGTCATCCAGATGAGCCAACAATAGCGCCGCCTTCCAGTAATGAAACAGGTGTCGCATATATAGAAGGAAACCGTATCAATCTTCGTAATGGTGCAGGTTCAGGATATGGAGTTATCCGTCAGTTAAACAAAGGAGAGGCATACCAAGTGTGGGGGCAGAAGGATGGATGGCTAAACCTCGGTGGAGAGCAATGGGTGTACAATGATCCATCGTATATTCGCTTTGAAAAGGAGGGGAGTACAAATGTATCCTCTGTAGCGGGGAAGCGGGTGGAATCCAAAGTGAATGGATTAAACTTCCGTAATCGACCTTCGTGGAGTAGCGCGGATGTTGTGGGTACTGTGGATGCAGGATATGGGTTTACTATTGATGAGAAAGTCATGGTGGATGGTTCGCCACAATATAAGGTGCACAATTCAAAAGGTCAAACATTCTATATTACGGCTAGTGAAATTTATGTAAGGGTGAAATAAACGGAAACAGAGCATTCCTCTGGTGAGTAAAAGACGCTCTTGGGTGATAGATATTTTTATGGGATATATTTACCATTGTATGTGAGAATAAATACGATGTGAAAGAATCATATTTATTCATTTTGTCCCATTCAACTCTTCGAACGTCTGCATAGAATGTTTTAAAACATGAAAGGGATGAGATCATGGGGTATATGAATAGAAAAAAATATGGTCAAGTAAGTACATCAAGTTCAAGTGGTTCGTGTGGAGGCTCTTGTAATAATTCCTGCAGTGGTTGCGATGAATGTCGAGAGCAATATGAAGAGTGTAAAAATCAGCAAAATCAGACTTGTGACTGTTGTTGTGTACAGGGCATTAAGGATGAACTTAGTAGTTTAATAAACCAAATAGTTCGTATTGACACAGAGACTAGAAGTTATGTAGGAGTAGTTACTTCTGTTACTTGTGATGTTATTAGATTGGGAGCAAGTGCGGGCACGGTAGCTACAATTATTTCTATTTGTAAAATAGAAGCGGTTATTCCGGCAACTACAACTGTAGTAAATGGAATTAATTTAGATGATACTGAAATAGCTAATAAAGTATGAAAAAGGAGCATTCCTTAGTTGGAAGTACATCTCTTATTTGGTTTGTCAATAATAGTATATGTAACGGTAGGAAGTAATATGAATACTAAAAATAAAAACTAGAGCACTCTTGACCAAGGAGTACTCTGGTTTTGTGGTTTCTCTTGAACCTAATAATTATACATGTCACATAAGAAAGAGGTATGCCTAAAAAATGAAAGAAGAGCATTTTGGAGTAAGAAAAGACGCTCTCGGTGTATATGAATGTTGGAGAGCTCTAGTTTATGTAACTTAAAATATCGTAGGATAAACTTTTTTAATTATTATCAGTGGGCTATATGTTAAGAGGAGATTCATTCTTATTTATACTTTTTTGAAAATATTCCTTGAATTGTTAGGGGATTCTTTCTGCAAATAGAGGGAGTGTCTAGCCTCTTTTTTTATAAATGAGAAATTCACTTGTGGCAATCAATAAGTTGTCCGCATAATGTAACAAGGAATAGAAATTTATCTTTTTTTGAGAAAGGGTGCGATAAGTTTGTCTCAACCAAATTTACCGAATATAACACCAAGTATTACGTTAACCCGAGAAGAATCTATTAATTTAATTTTAGCGTCAATTGCTATGCAAGAACTTGGCTTAGCTCATATTATTAATGCCGAAGGTGAAAAAATTCAATTTGCTTTAGGTACATTAACAGAAAGTCTTTCTCCTCCGCCTACATTTGATCAACTTATCGAATTAAACAAAAGTGTACAATCTACTTTACAAAGTGCTATGGAAAATGAAATCTTCTTAAAGGCTAAATTAGAAGGAGTATTATCGACACCTGTATTAACAGGCCCTACAGGCCCAATCGGTCCTACAGGTCCTTCAGGAGGTCCTATTGGACCAACAGGAGCTACGGGACCAACAGGAGCTACGGGAGACCCAGGAGCTACGGGGGTAACCGGAGTAACAGGCCCAACGGGAGCTACGGGGGTAACCGGAGTAACAGGCCCAACGGGAGCCACGGGAGTAACTGGGGTAACCGGAGTAACAGGCCCAACGGGAGCAACAGGAGTAACTGGGGCAACGGGAGCTACGGGAGCAACAGGCCCAACGGGAGCAACAGGCCCAACAGGAGCAACAGGCCCAACAGGCCCAACAGGGGCAACGGGTCTAACTGGGGTAACCGGACCATTGCTACCAGTTCATGGTGTGTTTTTCACTTTTGATGTAGGACCATTTATACCTTCGGGTACTAATACAACTGGGACTGTTATTCCGACACAACTTTCAGATCCGGCACCTTCTAATACACCTGGTGCTTTTACAGTTAATGGAGATGGTTCTGTTACAGTGAATATAGCAGGTATTTATTTTGCTGATGCTAGAGTTAATGTGGCTCCGGGGCAATCAGCAAGTTTTGGAGTTCAAGTAAACGGTGGAGGTACCAATGTTTCTTTTCTTAATGCCTTTGCAAACATTACTACTGCAGCCGATACTGCATCTGAGCTTATTACAATGAGTAATATTCTTAATCTTGCTGCGGGTGATGTTGTTTCAATTGGTTTAACTTTTGGTGTTCCATCACCTGTTCTTTTAACAACAGCCGCTTTAGCAGGATTGGTAGGTTCTGGTGGCCCATCGGCTACACTTAGATTATTAAAAGTAGAGTAATACACCAGGAACAACATGAATCAATTTAACTACTATTCTTAATGTTGCAGCCGGTGATATCGTATCACTTATCAACATTTCACTATAACAGTTGCTATAAAGTTGTGTTTCTTAATTTATCGTAATGCTCGACAATACGAACTCGCCTGTAACACGTTGTTTAATCAAGTTCTGGGTGATAAGCAAGAGGAGGTCTAATTACAATGGGAATTCCTAAATCTTCTCATTTGGATGCAGAAAACTTACAAAAAGTGGCTGATATTCTACAACAGGGCATTATAAAAAAGTGTCCTTTGTGCCAAGGTGAGATTCAAATCCCGATACAATATGGAACAACTGTACAATGCCTAACCTGTTTAGAAATCATTACTTTGAATATTGAAAAAGTGTGAATGTGTAACGTGTATATTTTCGTTGAGAGGACCGTGCGGATCAGGAGATTAGCACGGTTTTTTTTATGCTTTTTCACAAATGAGTGAGGTAAGTACAAGAAAAAGCATCGACCCGGGGATAGAGGGTGATGCTCAAAAGACATTAATGTCGGAGGTAACTTCACTTTATTTGTATGTTTCTTTTTTAGAAAATATACCTTGAATCACAAAAAAAGACATCGTCCCCAATCGAAGATGCCCTCGTTCTATGACTATAGACAGGTGTCAATTATAGATTATGCTGTATACCATAATAAATTATGCTAGCCCCTACTATTTCATCATTATGAATCCGCAAACCGCCCCGTGCGCTCCCCTGACAAACACAGCTATGTCATAAAAGTTGTTGGCAATCGCCCGATCTTTCACAATGTGATGTGTAAACCAGGTTTTGCGCGCGGATAATCATCGTAACTTATTTTGTATCTATCTTCAAGAGTATTTTGTGAAAAAATGCCTAAATTGAGTGATGTTTTGAACCGTTGTCTCCTTTCTGTATATGATATTGTGTACCAAAAATATATAGAAAGGGAGTTAAGGATGAGAGGAGAATATTTTAAGAAATCTAAAATGCATTGTGACAAATTTTTACCACCCATGCCTCCAGAAGTAATAGGTCCAACAGGTCCAACAGGAGCAACAGGAGCAACAGGGGCAACAGGAGCAACAGGAGCAACAGGAGCAACAGGAGCAACAGGAGCAACAGGAGCAACAGGAGCAACAGGAGCAACAGGAGCAACAGGAGCAACAGGGGCAACAGGAGCAACAGGAACTATCAGTAACGCCGCTTACTTTTATTCGACTTCAACAGCACCGACGCCAACGGGTAACGCATTCCCATTAGATACTATCGGCACCATACATGGTTCTAACATTTCTTTATCTCCACCCTCTACAGTTATGTTAGAACCTGGACTTTATGAAGTAAGTTATTTTGTGGAAGGTGACCCTACTGGAGCAGATGAAATTATAGCAGCGGAATTACAATTAAATGGTATTTCTGTACTAGGAAGTACAATTTATTCTTTAGCAACAAATACGATTGGTGTGACTAGTCAAATTGAACCGGCTATTTCACATACTATGTTGTTAAATATTACAACTACATCTAACTTACAAGTGGTAAATATCGGCATCGCAGCTATAGGTCATGAAGTCATTGTTACAAATGGAGTGACATCAAGTATAAATATTATTCAATTAGCTTAA